GTTTATAAGTATTACACGCCTGAGCCTGCTGTATTTTGAATGCCTGCCACAGGTTCAGGATGTTGTGAAAGTTTTCAAGGATGACAATCTGCAGGCCTGATTTCAGGAAGATATCGGTTTTGCTTTCCCCATTCTGCCAGTCAGGCCAGGCGTCCTCATTGATGGTTTCTATTTGAGACAACTCAAAAGCCACATAGACAACCGATTCCAGTTTGGTGTCTTCGTCCTGCGAAATAGACTTGAAAACCTGAATGTCCTTTATCATAGCTTCTAAAGTATATCCCAGGCATCCACCTGTTTGGGTTTTATTTCCTCCTTATCATCTTCTGCTTCATACACCGAGATGGAAGCCAGGTCAGCCATGAAGTTCTCCCAGCTCATGGCCATAACAGCCTCGCGGGTTTCGCCGAAATACTTCCTGTAACTTCCGATTATTCTCCAGGGGCTATCATCTCCCCTGGTTCGCCTGGGCTCGTCTTTGGTTTCAGTATGCTTTCGGTACCTGTCACCAAGACGATAGAATTCAAAAAAACCTGCATGTAGGTCGAACCCAACACCGGCACAATAATTTCAGCCAAATCAAAAGCATCCGTGTTATCGAGCAGCCATTTAAACAATTTAGGTTCGGGCTCTTCACCGTTGTTTTGGATGATGACGGCCACACCGAAAATCACATCCTTTAAGTTGGCGTTAATCGCTGCCAGCATCGCCGGTATCCTGTTTTCTTCTGACTGCAGAGCCGCCTGCAGAAGCCCGCTGTTCATCAATCCCGCATGTCCGCTGATGATAAGCATACTTGCAACTGTTGTAGGCTTCACCACGAATACCCTTGCTTTGGGACGCCGCAACAGCCTGTCCAGCCAGGTTGGATTCTTTACATCTATTGTTACAGTGAGCTTCGGCTTTTCGGTGATAGTCTCCGCTACTCCTTTTATGATTTCCTTTTCTTGCATATTAAGTGAGGATTGAAAAGCAAAGCCCTAGCTATAAGGAAGGGCTTTGCCAGGAGCTATGAAAACAAACTTATCCTTATCCTTCAGGTGTGGCATCAATAGGATTTCCATCTTCATCTACCAGTGTTGTGATCTTCTTGCCTTTTTTGCCTGAAGTGGTGGTAAACGTTTTAATGGTGGCATCTGCTGTTACCTGAATCAATCCTGTCTTTGTGTAGCCGTTTTCCTCCCTGGATGTAACATCTGTGTTAGGATATACAGTAACCTTTTTTACGCCATTGCGGGGGCGCGTAATAAAGCGAAGTGCCAGGTTTGCATTCTTTATTCTATCCAGGAAAACCATTTTTGATGTCGCAGGAGAATACTCTATGTCGAAAAGTTCAGCAATTACTTCTGGCTCAAAGTCCATAAAGGCAAATGTAAACACATCGGCACTGCCTCTGCTATTTACTGTTACCCAAGGAGAATCTTCATCTTCTGCCGTGATTTCGGTTTTAGTCTCATCTCCTGGCGTGGTTGTTACCGAATCTTCTGCCAACTTAGGCACTTTCCTCCATGCACTATCTTCTGGCATAGCGCCTTCAGTAAAAAAAGCAGGAGCAAATTCAAGGCTTTCAATGCCTCCTACAGGTATATTGTTTGGTTTAGCCATGATTATACATTTTGATAGTTTTCTTGATATGAATAATAGTTTATTCTAATGTTTAGATACCAATTTGCGCCCTCTTGATAAGGCTGTCCAGGTTCATCTACCCAAATCCAGAAAGACTTCTGGTCATTGTCATTTATCAGCGGGTAAAGAACCTGCTCAATCGCATGCATCCGGGCTAAATCCGGCATGGTATTGTCGGCCGCTCCGTCAAGGTTAACCTTCAGGTTTGGCACGTGGATGTTCACGTTCACCACGCCTTGCTGCAGCTGCTGTCCGGTAAGTGCCAATGAGTTCACTACAATGTCCTCACGCTCGCTGTTGGCCGGCCGCTGGTGCTGCCATAAGCTGCCGCTGATAATACCGGTAACTTTCGGCACTTTCAGCAACCTGGCCACATCTGCCACCATCTCTATGCCGCTCTTCATCCTTCCAGTAAATCCGCTAAGTCCTGCTCTATGTAGAGGCTGGAGCCTGTTATCACATCGTATCCCTTGCTTTCCACGGCTGCCGCATAATCTTCACCGGCCACACAAATAAGAGTGATACCGTCTGTATAAATGCCGGCCAGTTCGCGGGCGTATGCCATTCCTTTGGCTGCTCCGGCGTCTCCGTTGCCTACTGTTTCGAATTCTATGGCTATTTCTCTGCCGTTGTCCAACAGCAGAAAACCGATACTTGAGCGGAGGTTATAAGTAATGTTTCCAAAACCGCCCTGCGCCTTGGTTTTTGCCCTGGCCCGCTCCATCCACACCGTAGCAGCATCCCGGTACGCCTGTAGCACTTCCTGCTTGTATTCCTGCACGGCCCGGTCTATCTCCTTTTGGATAGCCACCATGTTGAAATCCGCTTTGATGCCTACAGCCATATCAATATACTTTTACGCTCGTGTGCAGCTGGCCCCGGTACGAGCTGGCTACCCTGCCGGTGAACATGCCTCCCACCTCTACCTGCATACCCCGCTCGGGCACATTGCCTGTCTCATGCGGCAGGTAAACAGTACCTGCCTGCCGGTACGTTTCGTTATCCACGCCAATCACCGTGCTGTTGCCTACGCCATTGCTGTCATCGAACCGGCATGCTTGCCTTACTTCTTCGCCTGCTGTTCCGGAAACAAGGAACCCGTTTTCATCGCGGGTGGCTTCCCCGCCGGGCCGAGTGAATATGAGCAGATGCGGGTATCGTTCGTAGGCCATTACCAGAGATAAGTTGCTGCGCCAGAAATAACCGGACCTGTGCCTGTGGCTATACCATGTTTTGACAGCAAGGCTTTGCGAACGTTCAGCAACACGGTTCTGTCAGCAAGCGTCACTTGGTAACCACCTTCTCGTAAGTCAGGAGAAGTCAGCAGTGTAAGAATCAGAGAGGCGGCGCACACGTCCACGGCTTTGGCGTTCTCTTTCGAGTACACGCCTTCAGGCTCTATAGCAGCGTCAATCATTGCCTTTGAATATACCGAAGCATCCAAGGGATAATTGAGCCCTACCGTTCCTTTGACCGCCTCCAGGTTCGTCATTACTGCTTGATTCTGCGTTCTACCAGCTTGCGATTCATAAGGTCTGTGAGGCGTTCCTCGCCAAAGCGGTTCACACTGTCGCCAACTTCAAAATACTTCGGATCTGAAGCACTTGAGGTTTTATCTTTGAACCGCTGCACAACAACATAGTCGTACTCGGCAGAACCTGTATCTGAAGTAGAAGTCTTTTGCTCTTCTGTCTGCTGTACTTTGTCGGCTGTCGTCTGCTCCTGGGCTGTTACAGAAGCTACTTTAGCCTCCGCATCACTATTCTTTGGTCTTGCCATATCGTTAACCTTCAGGGATTTCTTCTGTTCCGGTAGAATCCATTGTATAGATAGCTTCTACACCTGATATTACAGGCACTACTCGCGCCTGTGCGTTGATGAACTCGGCCAAAGATGGTCGGTTCACGCGGAACTGGCTTGCTAGAATGAAGCCCTCTGCCGTGGTGTAGGTTACGCCCTCTACAGGACGTGTCATTTCGGCAAGTCGAGCATACACGTAGGAGCCTAATTGATTCGTGGTTACGCCAACCATTGCGCCGGTTTTAAACGGCTTAACAGGGATGTTGATACCGTTGCGCTGCACTCGTACACTTCTGTCTATAGGCACGAACTGGTAACCGAAACGGCGTTGTGTTACGGCGTTCAGTTGATCAATATCCAGGCTCGGAATGTTGATGTTGTCGCCCGCAAAGTTCTGGTTGAACGCAAACAACTGCCTTGCCTGGTCACTAGAACCGATATTAACCAGCGTTTGCGGATCTGTGTAGATTTGTGTAATAACGTTGCCGTCTAGCGCAGCCTTTGCCAGCATGAGCCCTATCTGGTCGAAAGGCTTAGATGCGGGGTCGTCAAAAGCTGTTGTAGCCACAAAGCGGTTTGCATCCAGGTAGCCGAAGTCCATGCGGATGCCTGTGCCAACGTTGTTAACGTCTGTAGCTACCGTTACACCAGTGGAAAGAGCTTCCAGGAACATGTACTCCAGTCGCTCATAAACACCTGTAATGGCATTAGGAAGGTCTTGGAACAGGTAACGCACAATAGCCGCTTCCGGCGTGTTCATGGCAATCATGGTGTCAATCTCGGTCAGCTGGGTTTCATTTAACTGAAACTCCATACCCATCTTGGCGATTTCGCCTGTTGCTGAACCAAGTGAGCCACGCTTTTTCAGAGGCAACGGGGAATCCATTGCCACAATGTCCGCTGCCACCAAGTTGTTGTTCATGGATAATGATTTCCATGTGCCCGTTACTGAAAATTCAGGGCGCAGCAACTGGCGGTGTAGGTATGTGAGCGGGTTGTTGGGGTCATTCACCTTTGCAACCTGCTGGAGAACAAGCGCTGCAAAGTACTTGTTAACCCATTGTATGTATGCCGATGTAGTCATAATTAGTCAGCTCTGAAAGTAATTGAAAGTCCTTCTGTTGCCCAAATAGCTGTTTTAACAGCTGCACTTACAGGAAATGGTGAAGCGACATCATTTACGGTGCCATTGGTCATAATGCCTACAAATGGGCGCGTCTTCAATACTGTATTGATAAGTACGCCTGCATAGGTGTGGCCTGCCGGAAGGGCGGCGTATGCTGCACCGGATACCGGCATTGGCTTGTATTCGCCGGTGGTGGTTTCTACAATTATCAGGTGCCCGGCATTGATGACATCCGGCGCAAAGCCGGTTACATCCAATGTGAAACCACCTCTAACTGCATCCAGGTTGCGCACGATAACGATTGAATCGTTGCCGGTGTCTACTTGGTTTGGTTCGTTGATTAGATTAGCTATTGCCATTTTATTAAGTTAACATTTTACAATCCTACTGCATCCAGTTCAGCTTTAGACGCCTGCTTGCCCTCCACTTTCCCATTACCGGCGGGCGGGGCATCGTTGCCGAATGCTGCTAATTTGTTTTGTTTGGCAAACTCGGTATAGTCAGTTGCCAAATCCGTCACGGCTGTCTCGAAATCGTCTTCTTTGGAAGGGATGCGGCCTTTGAACATAAATTCAGGTACTCCTTTCAGTCGCTCGTCTTTCTTAAAGCGATCTGTGATGGTTTGCGCCTGCTTTTCCTGCTGCATGGCGTTTACAGTTCCTACCAAGGTGGTTACCAGCTGTGTTAGCTTGGCAATTTCACTCTCAGGCTCCTGGTTTGCCTTGTCGTCAGTATTTTGATTAGCAGATGGCTGTGCAGGCGTAGGATTAGTTGAAGCTGCTGATTGCTGTTGCTTATGTTTTTCATTAGCCGCCCTATCGTCTGCTTTCTTAATTTCCAAGAAAGGGTATAGGTCGTTTAAATCCGACAATTCACCATCAATTAGATCATCTTCAGCCTCGTCTGCAATTTTGGGAGCGAGTTTAGCCGCGATTGCGTCTAGCCTCTGGTTTGAGAGTTGAACCGTACCAAATTTTGCTTTGAGCCGGTCTTTCACTCGTTGCGCTTCTACTGCCATAATGATTGGATTATTATATACCCAAAAATACGACTATAGAGATAAAGGATTTATATTATATAGCTTTTATTGCAACGTGAAAGTACAATAAACGGGCTATTATTGTACTTTCACGTTGCAATACCATTGGTTGAATTCCCCTTCATAGCCGAAGGAGTTAAAAAAACGCTTAATGGTAGCAGGCTTTGCTGTGTGGCGGCGTATAGCTATTCCGATACGTGCGGCCGTGCTTTGGGGCATAATGCCGATATAGTATTTTGGTGTGCTGGTTATCTCCTTCAATACTTCATCTATAGTCATAATTATCGCAGTTATGTTTTATAAATAAGCCGTACACCTGTTGTTATATGGTTGCTATTTCTCCTGATTGTTGGGCACAACCGGCGGCTGATTGCCCTGGTTGGTCTGTATTTTCTCTTTGTTTTCTTCCCTGATTTTTTTATACGCCTCATCCGGGTAGTCTGAAAGACCGGCCATGCGGATAGATTCTTCCTGGTCAATGACAGGCTTATTGCCGTTAGCTTTCATGGCTATTTCTATGCGTTCTGCTGCATCGTCGATACGGAACAGGCTAAACTGTGGCTCTGCCTCCACACCGTCGCGTACGCTCAGTATTTCGCTGTAGGCTGCTAATAGGAAGTTCATACACCGCTGCACTCCTTTGCCGAACTCACCGAACTGCATACGCCTGGCAGCCATGTGCGGGCTTATCAGCATCCTGTCCATGGCTGCAGCAGATAAGTCACCCAACCCTTTCATGCTTTCCGCGTCGAGCTTAGCAGAACGGGTAAGGGTAAAGATGGCCTGGTCGAGCATATCAAACTCCAGCTTCCGGGCTGCCGTGTAGTCCCCCGGTGACAGAAACTTGCCATCGGCATCATCCGACCCCTGCAGCACCTTGCCTGCTGTGCCTTTGTTGGGCATATTTACCGCGGTGCCTTTGAGGAACAGTATCGGGTCGGCGTAGTACTGGTTGTTATCGAAGAAGTCGGACTGGTTGAACTCCCTGGCTCTGATAAGGTCTTTCACATCGTTACATTCAGGTTTGCCCGTAGGCTGGCGCCAGTAGATAACAGGGAGCTTGCCGTAGGGTAGCTGCTCCATAATGCCAATCTCATTGCCTTGCTCATCTTTTGATAGCGTGGTGAAGTATTCCTGCATCTTTCCCTCAACGGAACGGAAACGGCGCAACTCTACGGATGTGTATAAGTCGAAGTATTCCACATCGTCTACTTCATAACCACGTCCGAAAGCGATAAGGTCGTTGTAGCGGTCAAAGACAGGGTACAGACTATCCCCGGAAGAAGGAGAGATAACACGATGGCGCAATTTTACCCCGCCTTTTGCTTTCTCATCCTTTTGGGAGTACCAAATCAACGCTACTTCTGTTTCGGCCATCATCTTCTCGGCAATATCCAGCAGGGAGTACTGCATTTTAGATTTGCGCCATGTCTCCCAGGCGGCTTCATATACGGGTGATTCCTGCACATCCGGCTTAAAGGTAATCTTGTTACCCACCGCAAACGTTGCTTTTTGCTCTATGATGTACTTCTGCAGCGGAATAGCGATTTTAGCAACAGGCACCAGTTCTGTTTTGACAATGGGCTGCCCTGCATCATCCAGTTTATCTGTAGGCTTTTTGACGAGCTTATCCGGCCTGTGGGTGATGCTTTTAACATCGTGCAGGCTTGGGTCGTACTGCTTTTGGCCTTCTTCGTAATCGGTTTCGGGTTTTGCCTCTTTGATGGCGGCAATCAGGGCATCAGCCTCCAAGGTGTTGAGTTCTTCTCGTGTCATATCAGTTCAGGAAATTACTTTGCATTCTGGTTGGTTTCAACTCGAAGTATTCACGCATGGCCAGCGTGTCAGAGAAGTCAGGCGAGCGGCCTATGAGCTCTTTTACTTTGTCCTTTGGAATCACGCCTTTCTTCATGTCGCTATCCAGGTGTTTCTGCTTAACCTGCTCCAGCTCCTCTATGATTAATTCTTTAAAGGATTCATCTTCACACGTCAAATACATTTCTCCTTTATTGATGCGCTCTGCCAAACGAAAATAGCACTGGCTTTTGAGGTTGTCGTAATTTTCAGGGTCTTTTTTGCCTTGGCTTGCTTCCGGTGACGGCAGCGGCCTTGCATTATTAACGAATCCTTTATAATGGCCAAAATCCACTACGCCGCCCCCCAAGCCATCTTCATCCACTAATACGTTGCTTTTGCCTGTTCTAAGGCGATTGCGCGACGCTTCAATATCCGCAAGCGTCTGATCCAACTTTTTCTTTTTGGATGCTCTGACGTGGCCCCTAAATCCATTCCATTCAATAATAACAATCCTGTCGCCTCCCAGCCTAGCCACATCCGATGTAATATATCTATCGCCGGGGCTTACATGGGTATTTGAGAATATATCTATAATCTTATCATACTCAATAAGCGTTACCGGATCATCGTCATACTCCCAATTCCCATATAATAGCCGCTGCTTTTCGTTTTTGTTAAGTGTCCGATTTAGGTTTTCTAAATATCCCTTTGGCAGACACTTATTGTCAGATGGGAGTGCCTGAATAAAGGCCTTCCAATCTTCTAGCTTGCTGTCTCTGTGCTTGCGGTAATAATCCTTATAGAGGTAGTTTTTAGAAGGGTTGCAGGTCTGTAGCAGTTTCGGGGATAATCCGTACTCATCATTTTTCCAACGCCCTATAGAGGCCATAAGGTTGTTTTTAGCCGCCTCTTCAAACTCTCCGGCCTCTTCTATCCAGCCTCGCGTCATCTGCATAGAACCAAACCGGTAATAAAGCGGGTCGGATGGTAGATATTTCGCGTCTAATAGGTATACTTTAGAGCCGTTGTATAACTCAAATATACTATCCTGCCCGTTATAGCTGTAATATTCACTCCCAATACCCCATAATTGAAATACTTCATAGATAGACGGGATGGTGAACTTACGTAAATCGTTTAGCTTCTTTCGGGCAATGAAGTAACTCGTTCCTGAATAAGTAAGCGCGTCCCCAAAGATAAGACTACAACCCGTAAATGATTTAGCGGAACCTTTGGAACCTCCATACACAATATCAGCAATAGCAGGATCCAACCATGCTTTTGCACATTGTTTCTGCTTTTCATTGCCACGTGTATCGAAGTCTAACAACATTATGTTACAATCATGCCTGTTATCTGCTTAACTTCTAAAGCACCTGAATGCTCTTTCTTGTCTGACAACCCTAGTTTGCGTGCAATAATGTTGGCATTAAAGGCTCCTACAGCAGCGCCTTCGAACTGTTGCGTCTCTATAACTTCTTCTATGCGCGTAATGACTGTTAAAAAATCTTGTGGATCTTCTTCTAATTCAGACTTAAATACCCTAAAATAAGAGCTGCTGCACCCCAGGTAAAGACATAATCCGGTTAATGTATAAGGGCGCTCGGTTTCAATAGCCAGTTTCATGCCTGCCTGCTCACCGCCCTTCACCACATCATTTTTAATCCAGGGGTTATTGTCGCACCATTGGAAGTATTCATAAGCAGCTTCCAGCATCAGTTCAGGAGTAGCAAATAGTTTATCCCGGCCATGCTTGCTCCTTAGTTTCCAAAACTGGTTGCCTATCGGAGCACCTCCTTTGTTCTTATCTTTAGGCTTATTTATGGCCTTTTTGTCTGCCATATTGGTAATGTTATATGATACTAGGTATAAACGGCTGTTTCGTCGGCCAATTTCCTGTTAAGTTACAATTTTGCCCCTCACCGCAATGCAGGGCTCGCCGCTATTTTCCGGCTGCCAAGCTCCCATGCCCTATCTTTTTAACTTCTTCAGCATTAAGGGAGGAACTACCCAAA